CAAGCTTTTGACTTGGCTAAATAGTGACATGCAAAGCACGCCGCCTTTTCGCGTGTTTCAAGCGCAAGGCAATAAAAAGTTGCCTTTTTATGCGTTTTCTAGTCTTGCGCTGGCCGATTGTCCAGGCAAGGGAGATTGCGTTAAATTCTGTTATTCTTTAAAGGCCTGGCGGTATCCGGCGGCTTTCTTTAGGCAAGTGCAAAATAGTTTACTTTTACGCTTTCAAGCTGAGACGGTTGCAAATGCATTTAAAGCTATACCGGAAAAGAAAACAGTGCGCTTATTCGTTGACGGTGATTTTAAAGACGTTGCAACATTGCGTTTCTTTATGGATTTATGCAAAGCGCGGCCCGACTTGAAACCATACGGCTATTCGAAAAGCTGGAAAGAATTTGTCACTTTAGATGCAACCGGATACGAATGGCCCGAAAACTATTCGACAAACGCAAGCTCGGGGTCCAAATGGGCGCAAACCGGCATTGCAAACGCCTTTCTTGCCTTGCCAGTCGTTCGCGGAAGGTTTGACGCCGTGCCGGTTGAAAAGCAATTTATACAGCAAAAGTCTTATCAAGGCAAAGATAAGCCAGGCTCAAATGCCTATCGCAAAGCAGTCAGGGAAAAGTTGAAAGCATTGACGGGAAGCAAGAAAGTGTTTGCGTGCCCCGGCAATTGTGGAAATTGTTTGCCAAGTGGAGAGCACGCTTGCGGATCTAAGTCATTCGATCAAATCACAATTGGTATCGGGGTCCACTAAAATGCAAAGTCAATTAATAGACGACATCTTGCAACACCTGGACGAGTTTGAAAAGACCGGCGACTGGTTTCACTTTAGTCTTGCGCTCGATGCGCTCGACGATCTAAAAAAACAAATAGAAAGTATATAAAAATGAATAATTACGAAACAGAACAAGGCAATCCATACTACATTGACGGAGTTTATGCTTTTATAAGCATAGGCGCGGCAAGGCTCACTTATTGGGAAAGCAAAGAGGAGTTAGAAAATTGGGTAGATTCTCAATATTAAATTAAAAACAAAAATAGAAAGTAATAAAAATGAAAAACAGGGAAAAGTGGATTAAATGTTTCGTCTTGTCAGGAGATGCAATTGCTTGCAAAGACGGCCTATTTCGTCGAAGTGTTTTCTTTGGCACGCCGTCGTCAAGTTGCAAATTTTGGAAGTCTAAAGCATGGGCGCGAAAGTTTGCGCAACGTCATGCCGGGCCTGAGTATACGATAAAATTTGTCTACGCCGGCGACTCAGTCGACTGTTTTGGCAATGTAACAAGTAACTAATAACAAAAAAAGAAAGTATATAAAAATGAGTAAGAAAATAAAAGATAAGAACGAGCGCATGGAAAAAATCCTAGCGAAGTTTAAAGAAAAAGAATTGTTTCGCGCGGCGGTAAAGGCCGGCAAGCTTCAATTCGTAGTCGTAGGTAGAAAGGCGCAATCGTGAGCCTAGTCAATATGAATGAGACACAGCGCGAGCTAGTGCTGGACCTGGCCGAAGACTTCGCGCCATTCGTAAAGAAAACCGAAAGCGGCATGGCCTTAACTCGAAACCACTATGGCGCGTATGGCTCCATGATCAGCAAACTGAGCAAGGGAAATAGAAAGCTTGCGCTCGTTTTTAGCTACGCTTTAATGATGGCTGGCGCAAATGGCCAGGGTATCAGCGACGCAATGGGCGCATTTTTTCCTGAATAATAATAACAAAAATAGAAAGTAATAAAATGAGTAAAAGAAAAGGGAAGCTATCCAAACTCAATGACGTTTTTGCGTCTTTAGGGATGGGGCCAGTCGATACAAGTATAACGGGGATTGAAGATATAAAAATTCAAGCTGAGTTAGACGGCGCAATGGTTAAGGATGAAAGGAGAGAATTTCCCACATGCAGGGGAAAGCATTCTTACCCTTCGCCGTCAATGGCGGAAAGGATAAAGAGAAAGAGGCGGAGAGGAGGAAGTTTGCCGCTCCGGGTATATCGCTGTGAAGTCTGCAATCTTTGGCACTTAACATCTAAGAAAATAATACATTAAAACCATAAATAATATGAAAAAAACAAATAAAATCGTAAACGAGCACAAGCTTGTGAATAGTGAGAGAGAAGCGGAAGCAGCGATGATATTATTCGCTTGCATCCTAGGCGGCGTAATACTTATACTGCTAGCCATTGCAATGGGATAAACCTAATAACCAATAAACGATACTATGAAAATACACACTTACCAAGTAAAAGACTTGAACACAAACAAGGTATCTGACTGGAAACTTTCGGACATCTTAAATGAGATCAATAGAGACAACTCCGAAAGCTGGGAAGACTACAACGAGACGGACTGGCGCGAGGGCTGGTATGAATGGGCAGAAGGCGATTGCTTTACGCTTATTAAATAACCACCAGTCATTGCACAAGGAATCGACACTCACACGCCCTACAAGGGCTTACAATATCAATCTAAGGGTAACACCCTTGCAAACAATCAAAACGCCTTCTAGGGGCATTAGAAGCCTCTAGAGGGTGCATTACCGTAAATATGCTACATATCAGTTCAACATCGGAGTCAAAAGCCAGCGCGGTGCAGTGCATCGAGGGCTTCAGGGATAAAATGGAAATGCTAATGAAGGCAGGGGACATCCTTGACCATTGCACGGGGGGCAGATCTACCGCAGAGGATGCCCAGGCAGCGAGGGAAAGATCGCTGGAGATATGGAAAAAAGGCGAAACAATCGTGGAAGCTGCGAGGCAGGGCGGCGCGTATGCTCAGAGCTTTAGGGCATGGCTAATTAAAGAGGGCCATCACACTCCAAAAGGTAAGTGAGTTGCTACAAAATTTCATATACTAGGACAGATATGCCCAACGAATGCGGAGCCATAAAGCACGCTCATACAGCAGAGGAGGCATTGAAGCATCTAGCTGTAGGCAATAAGAGTAAAGGCTACAAGCTGAAGCGTATCGGCGTATCAATAATCATTCTAAATATTGAGGAAATAAAAGACACTTGACAGATCACTTACAATGGATATTAGTTTTTTATATATGCCGTGTAGTGACGGATCAGATCGTTTTAAAACCTCTCTTTCAGCACTACATGGAAGAGGGGTTTTTTATTTTACAGTATATCGGAGCAAGCGGCCTCACAGGTTAGCCCAAGTCTGAGTAAGTGGTTGCATAGTTTGACCGAAACCCGACTATGCAGAAAAGGTTTGCAGTAATGCAGGAACAGCCAAGGTTAGCGTGATACAGGACTTACCACGCGCGATGATCCGAGGCACTATCGAAGGCGGGAACACTCATAATTTGAGGCTCTAGCAAGGCATAGGTTTGACCAGTAATGGGGAACCTATGTCTAACGAGAAGCAACTCTAATTTGAACGAGGCTAAAAAAAGCATTGACCCCATAATTAATTCATCCATTATACTATTACATGAATAAAAAAACTGATAAGAAAACTGCCCTGCTGGATGTAGAAATAATCCTGTATAAACATGCCGCTAAAGCAGAAGCTGAAGGAACAAACCTGCTCACATTAAAATCAATGTGTAGACAAGCCATTGATCAATGTGTCATGGGATGCAGGGCATCTGATTTTTACCTCGTGGTATCAGGTCGCAATAACTTTCGCAAGACACTCTATCCCAGTTATAAAGGTAACCGGGGAGCAAAGCCGCCATTGTATGACCCATTGAGCAAGGCCATGAAAGAGATGTATATCGACAGGTGGTCTCAGCACGACCGCCTGGAGGCTGATGATTTACTGGGCATAATATCTACCAATGGAAAGGTAGAGAAGCCTATCATATGTAGCATAGATAAGGATATGCTGTCTGTGCCTGGGTGGCACTACAACTGGGATAAGGATGACTGGCCAACCTATGTGAGCCAAGAGGAGGCAGACCACAACTGGTTAGTGCAGCTACTCATGGGAGATAGCACCGATTGCATCGAAGGCATGAAGGGCATCGGCAAGGTAAAGGCAGAGAAACTTATTAAGAAATATGGGAACCCGGAGCTTAGTGTTCCAGACCAGGCTAAAAATATTTACGAGAAGGAAGGTTTTTCTCTTGACCAGTATTATGCTTGCCTAAATACTGTGACCATATGGAGGAAACCATTGCCGG